TCACTTCATCCAGCCCTCAAACTGGCCATTTTGCATTAATGCGACTTTACCGTTTTTGTAAAAAATCACATTACTGATACCTGTCGCAAAGACCTGATTCCCCTTATTTTCTTCAGTCATTACGGCCGGTTTACCGTCTATACTCACAATGCCCAGTTTATCGCGGGAGACGACCACGTCTTTATACCGCCACGTTTTGGCAGCAGACTTATGCGCTTCCTGGGCGATCTGTGCATTTTCCAGAGCCTGTTTCCCGGCTACGTCCACCATCGCCACCTGGCGGTTCTGTTCAGCCAGATAGCACGCATCACGGGTTACGCCCTGTGCTTCGCACCCGGCCATACGAGACGCGGAAGACGAGCAGCCGGTTAGCGCAAGTAATGCACCTAAAATCAAAAATTTTTTCATGTTACAGCCCTATTTTGCTTCAAACGTTAATGAAATTTCGTCAGGCATGCCCGCAGGTAATGGCAGGAAGTAAGCATGTTTAGTTGCCGGCAGGTCGACGTCACAAAACAAAGGCTCATCGCCCTGTGCTTTAACATTTGTCATTTCATTGCTGGCGCTTTACTCTGGACCTGGGCTCGGAGGTTCACCACATGGCTTCCTGCTGTAGGTATCAATGGATAAACCGTCCAGAATTTCAGTTGCGCAACTGTGAGCGCATGCTTTTTATGCTGTGTGACTAACTCAGTGCCATTTGCATGCACCATCAACCACGCTTTAACTTTTTCAGTATTCATCATATCTCTGCCTCAATTGCTTGCGATAATGCCGCGACGCTCAAAAATGAATAAACCCAGCATGAAAACAGTACATGCCGCCAGAAGAGCCCTTTCACTCCAGCGCAATAACCGCGCGCTATTAATCAATCCATTACCCTGATAAAAAATGAAAACCTGGCAAATTCCCAAAGTTCTTAATAGCGAGTCCTTGCGCAATAAGCGATAACGTTATTGCCAGACAGAACGCCAGAAGCCGAATAAACCTAACCAATTATTACAGCGCCAATAAACCGGAATTAACCCCTGGTGTTCACATTCCACTTGTTCACGCTGACAACACCGACTAAAACAGCCCGCCGAAGCGGGCCATTTTCAGAAGTCCCCGTGTACGCCTGCGCCTGCCATCCAGCCACCGTAAGAATCGGTAGAAGCCTGGATGGATACGGCTGAGTGTTCGGTTACACCTTTCTGAATGCCAGCCGCGAAGCCTGCACCTTCGCCGTTTGCAGTGCCGGTAGAAAGCGCCCAGCTATTATGATTCGCATCAAAATGCAGTGAAGACATAGCCGCGGCATTATCGCCAATTTGCTTAATTTTCTTGCTGTTTTCATCGATGCGATCTGCGTTGTGCCTGATGCTTTTCTCAGCGCTATTGAGGCGTGCGCTATTTTGATCAATGCGAGCGCTGTTGTGCTGAATACTTTCTCGGTTTGTACTGATGGCTTGTCCATTGGTATCAATACGCGCAGCGTTGTACTGAATAGCCTGTCCGTTTGTGTTAATACGAGCGCTGTTGGTCTGGATGCTTTCGCGATTAATACTAATATCCTGCCCTTCAGCATCAATGCGAGCCGCATTAGTCTGGATGCTTTCACGATTAGCACTAATATCCTGCCCGTCAGTATCGGTGCGAGCTGCATTGTGCTGAATAGCAACCGGAACAGACTGAGTCGAATGCGACTGCATTTCGGTAACGGCTGCGCGATAGGTGCTACCGGTAATGGCTGGCGTTTTAACCGGCGTGGCCTGCGGGATCTGCTGTGGTGCAACAGGCACCTTCTGGACGACCGGCACGGACTGCGGACGTGGCGGTATTGCCTGCGGAACCTGCTGCGGTGCGACAGGCACCTTCTGGGCGACCGGCACGGACTGCGGACGCGGCGGCATGGTCTGCGGAACCTGCTGCAGTGCGACAGGCACCTTCTGGGCAACCGGCACGGACTGTGGACGCGGTGGCGTTGCCTGCGGATGTGGCATCGGCGGCGTGGCCTGCGGGATTTTCTGCGGAGCCAGAACCGGAACAGACTGAGCCGGATGCATCTGCATTTCGGTAACGGCTGCGCGATAGGTGCTGCCGGTAATGGCTGGCGTTTTAACCGGTGAGGCCTGCGGGATTTGCTGTGGAGCGACAGGCACCTTCTGGACGACCGGCACAGACTGCGGACGCGGCGGCATGGTCTGCGGGATCAGCTGCGGTGCGACAGGCACCTTCTGGGCAACCGGCACGGACTGCGGACGTGGCGGTATTGCCTGCGGAACCTGCTGCGGTGCGACAGGCACCTTCTGGACGATCGGCACGGACTGCGGACGCGGCGGCGTTGCCTGCGGATGTGGCATCGGCGGCGTGGCCTGCGGTATTTTCTGCGGAGCCAGAACCGGAACAGACTGAGCCGGATGCGCCTGCATTCCGGTAACGGCCGCGCGATAGGAGCTGCCGGTAATGGCTGGCGTTTTAACCGGTGAGGCCTGCGGGATTTGCTGTGGAGCGACAGGCACCTTCTGGACGACCGGCACGGACTGCGGACGTGGCGGTATTGCCTGCGGAACCTGCTGCGGTGCGACAGGCACCTTCTGGGCAACCGGCACGGACTGCGGACGTGGCGGTATTGCCTGCGGAACCTGCTGCGGTGCGACAGGCACCTTCTGGGCGACCGGCACGGACTGTGGACGCGGTGGCGTTGCCTGCGGATGTGGCATCGGCGGCGTGGCCTGCGGGATTTTCTGCGGAGCCAGAACCGGAACAGACTGAGCCGGATGCATCTGCATTTCGGTAACGGCTGCGCGATAGGTGCTGCCGGTAATGGCTGGCGTTTTAACCGGTGAGGCCTGCGGGATTTGCTGTGGAGCGACAGGCACCTTCTGGACGACCGGCACAGACTGTGGACGCGATGGCGTGGTCTGCGGAACCTGCTGCAGTGCGACAGGCACCTTCTGGACGACCGGCACAGACTGTGGACGCGATGGCGTGGTCTGCGGAACCTGCTGCAGTGCGACAGGCACCTTCTGGACGACCGGCACAGACTGCGGACGCGGCGGCGTAGCCTGCGGAACCTGCTGCAGTGCGACAGGCACCTTCTGGGCAACCGGCACGGACTGTGGACGCGATGGCGTAGTCTGCGGAACCTGCTGCGGTGCGAAAGGCACCTTCTGGGCGACCGGCACGGACTGTGGACGCGGTGGCGTTGCCTGTGGAACCTGCTGCGGCGCAACCGGTATCATTTGCGGTCTGGCCTGCGGGATCGCCATTGGCGCAACAGAATTACCTAAATCGAAGGAATAATTCATGTTGTGGCTGTGCTCAATACGCTTGAATTCCGCCTGTTGTTCAGAATTCATCGTTGCCCAGACATCGCGAGCGACATCATTATCCATATGCCCGGCAGCAATAGTGTTATATAGGCTTTGAACTGGCCCCGAGAAGACAACATTCGCATTTGCACTGGTTGTCATGGTTCCGCTGCAGATCGCACAAATAGCCACAGCTATAATTGATTTCTTCATTAATATGAACTCGCTAAAGTTGATTTATGTCAAGATTTGTAGATCACAAACGGATATCTGTCTTCTGGCCCGCCAGCCATTTGATCAGAATCCCTGAAAGGCCTCGTCTTAACGGACGAGGCCTTTTTACATTGGGTTGAAATCCTTTATTCACTTGCTAAAATCTGCACCTTATATTTTTAAGCAACGCCGTTTCTTTATTTTAAATACCTGACGTTGATTGCTCTTAAGTCTGCTCCCCCCTTTCGACTCACCCGTCATTCCGATGAACCTTAGATTTTATCCTGACAATTACTAAAAACTCTTAGTAAGTCAGAAAAGATAATCATTTCTTCAGAAGCCCGACCAGAGAGATTAAAACTATTCTGTGCCTTGCTTCCTAACGCCATGCTGCTTAAAAATCGAAAAATTAAATATCGCCATCCTTCTTAAGGTTCCGATTTAAGAATGTGTTTAATAAACTTGCGCTTTTGTAATCGATTACAATAATATTAACAATCTACGTTCAGCGATAAAAATTGTGAACGAATTGATTTAGCCCTCTCAAAGCCTCAGGGATTGATGTAAGCGCCTGACTTTTTTTACGAACCACTTAAAGTGCCTTATAAACAGGTCAAAAATTCAAAATGCTTTGTGCAATTAAGATTAGTGATAATAAATGTGAAAGCGATTACAAATAGCGATCCCGCTGCATCGTGTCACTAATGACGGGCAATTTACGCCTCAACATCTCAATGAAATATGATCCTGATCAATGTTGCATATCGGGCAAATGAATGCGATTACACGCAAGTTTTAATTACTTGTTTTGCAAAGAGAATTATTATACAAAAAATGCTATTTGACACCCGATGTTATACATCAGAGCTTATCTGACTCGGTTTTCTCAGGTTCAGTTACGTTGGGAATGGGGCAATCGAGTGATCAAAAACAGAAGGTGTTGATGCAACGATTTTCCTGGATCCTATGCTTTCTTTTCCAGGTTGTACCCTGGCGTATCTTCATTACCGAAACGCATTCTGAGATGACAAGCATTATGAACAGTATCCGGGTTTCTTCCGCCTGCTTAACGACTTCAACCGGAGAGACCAGCATCGTATTGTGGCTGAACGCTTTTCACTTTCAGCAGAACCGTTCTGCGCTAACAGATCTTTAGCCGCTGCTATGATGACTGCTCTGACTAAATATCGGGTTCATTTCAGGCACACCATATCTCTTGCCATCATCTAATGCAGGATTAGGGTTACTTTACTCACAATGCAGTCTTTAAAAGCGCGCAAGAACAGTGAAATAACCTGGCCAGATGACAGCCAATATTCCACGTATAACGCTCTCTTTCTGAACGTCGTTATTGTGCACAAGGGCTCGATTATCAAAACTGCTGGGCCATAGCTCTCAGAAGATGACTGAATGTTACAAAAATGATCGCGGAGTGGAGTGGAGGGTCGTGGCCCTGGAGCGGTTATTTTGAAATAGTTTTGGGGAAGCTTTGAGGAAAGATTTCAGATAAAAAAAAGCCAACACAAGATTGACTCCTGTGCTGGCTGAATATTGCTTAAAACTGATTACATATTTTCGATGATCGCGTCACCAAACTCTGAACATTTCAGCAGTTTAGCGCCATCCATCAGGCGTTCGAAATCGTAAGTCACAGTCTTGTTAGCGATAGCGCCTTCAACACCTTTAACAATCAGGTCAGCCGCTTCGAACCACTCCATGTGACGCAGCATTATTTTTGCAAAACAATGTTATCCAACTGATTTAATTGATTAAAATCCAAGAGAATAGTGCTCTGCATGTCCTTTGTTAATGAAAATAAATGCTACAAAATCCAATAGGTTACATTGAGTTTTGGGGAAGACTTTTTTCGCAACTCTGTATGAATTTCACTCATTACAATCTCAGATTGGCAGTGGTAACAGGTTAACAACCACTACGCTCATTTTACGACTGGCAGGTCTGCAAAACGGGTCGTGTAAGCTGGTGAAAGCATCTCTCGCTTCATGGCCCATGACCTTTCAATCCCCTGCCCAGCAAAAAATAAATTGGCCTTCCCGCTCTGATTTAGACCATCTAGGACTCGCATCAGAGCTTCGCTGTTGGGCTGTGGCCGGTACTCATCAAACAGATTGAGTGAGACACACCTTGGCTGAAAAAATCGCCCAACATCACTCCTGCTTTCATATAACGGTGTCCGTCTACCCATATGTCATCAAGTGCGTCCATAGCAACACGTATGATGTCGCGAGTATCATTAGAAGGTGTAAGCAGCTTTCGCGAAGCCTGATTACCATAAAAGACCTCACCCTCTGCGTGCTGACTGGTTCGGACAAATACTGCTATCTGCCAACAGAACTGCCTTTCTTTTCTCAACTTTTCGGCTGCGTATTCAGCAAATTCATACATAGATTGTCACTTAGCCATATGCCAGGTGATACGTGAGCCATTATGGGGTGTAAAACGTAGAGCAGACTACAGCTTTTAACAAGAAAATAATCGTTGCACCTGTAGTTGGCGGAAATTTTCAAGGGTAAGAATATAAGGAAGAGATATTAAGAAGGGTAATACAGTCACTAAAGAACGCCTTTGAGTGGCGGATTAACGACCCTGCTTATAATTTATTTTATTGGTAATTACATATAGCGGCAGTGGCGAAACCTTAACTCACAAACCTTACGGTCGAGGGATTTAGAAGAGTAACTTTAATCAATGAAACAAAATCTAACGTTATGATTCATAAAAATCAATTAGTCATAATCTTATAAAAATCTCATGATGAAGATTATATGAAAATTATGAAAAAATTGAATCTGAGAAATCTACTACAATGATAAAACAAAAACACCCCTTATAACAAAACGAAATAAAAATTAAAATATATATGAAAAATAATTATTTCACCCAAGTATGAAAACACTAAATTTTGTTAAAGTATTATCTTAATTTGTCGATAGTCCATTAAGGATGAACTTAACGCTTGATTTCAAAGGCTAGACCACAACATTAGGATTCTTAATGACCGCTGAAATAATTGTTAAAAACATTGTAGGTTGCGCTCTTGCTGCTGATTCTGCCATGACAATGCAACCAGCCAACAGTGGAACTGTAAAAATTTTCAATAGTGCTGAAAAAATATTCGATCTTTCCAAAAAGCATCCTATTGGAGTAATGATTTATAACAGTGCAGATTTCTGTGGCACGCCATGGGATTTATCAATTAGGATGTTTAGAAAACTCCACGGCAAAGATGAGAAAGCCCATGTCAGAGATTACGTTGAAAGTTTCCTTTCCTTTATATCCAATCACGAAGGAATAACTCCCGCGAATAAAAAATATGGGAAATTAAACCATATATATGTCGATTACTTAAAAAACCATTATGAAAACCTATCACAAAAAACGTTATTAGAAGATCTCCCGGAATCTGATGATGAGGCAATGGTTATTGTCCACGATAGGTTAAAAGATTTTTACTCTCAAGAAAATCAAGCTCTTAATCAAAATGATTTTTTTGTAGGTTTTACTGATGATGACTTTATGGCTGCTAAACATTACGCCATTGATAAATATTTTTATCTAGCTAAGGATATACTTCCTAACAACGGTTTTTTTCCAGACGACTTAGCGAACGAGCTAGTTAATTTTTTTGCAAACATTATATGCAAAAGAAATGTATCCTCTCTTTATACTGGTTTAGTTTTTGCTGGGTATGGTTCTGAAGAATACTACCCTGCCGTTGTTACCTTGCATATTTATGGTTGGTTTAACGGTAAGGTGATTTATTATGTATCAGATGGAAAATCATCTCCTCCCATCCCGGAATCATCTACAATCATTCCCTTCGCTTCCGAAGAAGAAGTTTTTACTTTTGTAAAAGGCTGCAACAGTAAAATACTTGACTTTACAGGCAATACCGCCTCTCAATTAGTTAGCGTCATCAACAACCAATTATTAGAGTCAGGTTTTCAGGATCAGGAATTGCTTGATAAGCTAAATGACTTACCAAATAATTTGATGATGAGAGTAAACTCTTTTTCAAATACTAACTTTATGCAGAAAGTTACAGCAATGCTAGACTCATTATCTAAGAAAGATTTGGCTTATATGGCAGAGTCATTAGTTAATTTAAGTGCATTCAAACTGAAGATATCAGATGCTTACGAGACGGTTGGTGGACCAATAGATGTTGCAGTAATTTCTAAAACAGATGGTTTTATCTGGATAAAGAGAAAGCTTTACTTTGATAAAAATTTAAACAATAATCACGCTAATTTAGTGTAGAGGAACTCAAATGAATAGTAACAACCAATTGAAAAAGCTAAGAATTAAGGCACAACTAGCTAGATTCTCGGTCAAACTTCAAGCTGATGCTAAAACTGCTAACAAAGCTATGTATAGCTCAAACAGTCAATAACATACGATAGAGCCCCTCATAAAACCCGCATTGCGGGTTTTTTTTAATTTAATTAACGCTTAGCATTTTACACCCCCCTTAAATGAATGAGCATTTTATTTCACTATTAGTAAATCAGTAAAAGAAGTGGTGTATTTAGGTGACCATTACCCTGTTCGACATGTCAGCATAAAGTGCATTGTTCGAACTGAAGATATGGACGCCATGCTTTCTGAATTCGTCTTTAAGCTTGAAGTAAGGCGCGCCCATCGGCACCTGTAACTTTTTGGCTTCTGCGGAACGTGCAATGACACACCCATCGTTATTCGACAGGACGACCACTGGTTTACCGCGCAGATCAGGACGAAAAACAGTCCGCAGCTTGCATAGAATGAGTTCACATCAACCAAGGCGAACATCACATACGGCCGTTCGGATTGAACACCTGAAACACTCGCTCATCACCGTCTAAAGGTGAAATATCGCGGAACGTAGTCGTATGTGTCTCTATCCACTTATTCGCAGAGTTGAGTGTGTAATGCCAATTCATCCGGCCAAGCTCTTTTACAAAGTCGAGTGTACTAATGGTGAATCCGCCTTCGGCATCGCGCTTAATCGCTTGCCTGAAAGCCATCATAATTTCGTAATCGCGTGGCATGATAAAACCTCCTCTGACATATACTGTATGAATAAACAGTAATTGCTAAAGGTGTTTTTGATCAAGCCGAAACGGCACGAAAAATTGTAAAGTCGCTGAGGATGCGAGTTTTTTAGCTTGGCGGGCTCTTGGGCGGGTGACTAATCTCCAATTACTTATTTCCGTAGCCTGCTCATCCAGTAGTCACTCATGTTAAATTCACAATAATTGGTAGGTTTAAGCTCAGATTAAGCACAGCCAATAGACTTTAGGTATAAGGACTGTTATGAAAGTTATCACTCTAATTGCTTCCACTGCGATACTGGCAGCCTGCTCAGCTCAGACTGACACGCCCCAGCTGATAGGCATGGCTAATCCCGCCTCAGTTTATTGTCAACAAATGGGTGGCAAACTGGACATAGTTAAAGGCTCAGATGGTAAATCAGGTTACTGCACCCTGCCAGGTGGTGAGCGTATAGAGGAATGGGCGCTGTACCGAAGAGATAACAAGTAGGCTAATTGGCCGAACAATGGTAACTGTAAGGTGCTGGGTGTGGCGATCGCGACAAAGATGCGGCTGATTTAAGGCTCAGTGCACGGAAGAGACGTTTAGTTAAACAAAGAGGCAAGGATGGAAAACTCTAGTATTCGGGATGTTAACTTTTCGCTTAGATATGACGGCTTAGATGCTGAAAAACATGAGATTGAACTCAACTGTCTCGGTGAGTCTTTAAAGGGTTTCTCTAAAATTCTCGCAACTGCTGGTACCTTCGCGATCACTCAAAAATATACGAAGAATTCAGCAGGTCATGAAGTTAAAGTGTACGCAAAAGAAGCAAAAGCAAACTGCTTTACTCTTGATACTGTTATGAATTTCATCACGCAATCTCAATTGTTCTCAGGATCGGCCGGGGCTATACTTGGTGCGTTGATACCCTATATCTTTGCTAAAAACGCTCAGAAGAAAGAGGAAATGAAATACCTAAAGGACGCCCTTGAGAAAGCCATTGAGGCTCTCGGAAACAAAGACAAAGGAACCATCGATGGTCTCATCTCCGTGATAGACAAGATGGCTACTGAGTTACGTCCGTCCGTCAGGCAAGCAGTTTCACCCATTGGCAATACCTGCAATAAAATCAGCGTCAGTTCAGGTAGTGGATTTAAGCCAGCAGTTATAAACGAAGAAGATAAAGCCATTATCGATCAGTTGGATGATGATGAAGTTATCGGCCTTCGTGAGTACCGAATCTACCTAACCGAGTTTGATGCCCACAAAATGACGGCTAAGGTCATTTTGCAGGGCGATGATATGAACAGGCGCATCCCGGCGCAAATCAGCGACCCATCTGCATCTGCTTCAGATAATCCATACCTCGCCTCCTTGGCAAAATTTCTGAATAAAGGCCTTGATGAAAGCGCATCGGTGAAAATCACAGCCAAAGCATCTATAAGGAAAGGCGCAATCAGTAAGCTCTTTGTCGTCGACGTTGAAATTTAGCCATTAATAATTCCAATAAGCCCGCCCTGAGCAGGCTTTTATACACTTACCTTATGAGCAAAAAACTAGCATTACTATTCAAGAATGAACGATTCAAACTGAAGCCTTGGGATCCAACCCCCCTTGAGGGTCTTCATCGAATCGCCGCTAAATGCAGGCGGGACGAAATCGCAGAGATACACATCAGATTACGGTATTTTCAGGCTGAGAGAGCAATGACGCCTGAATGGGATGGCGACACTCATGACGACATCTGGAAAGCTGGTAATGAGCTACGACAAATACTCAAGTTAATCCCAAGAGCCCGCCACTGAGCGGGCTTTTTTGTGCCTGCCGCTTGGCTATGATTAAGCAGTAACTTAATCTAATAAAAACCACACCGTAGCCCGCTGAGATTGGTGCGATATGGAGTCTGCCCCGGTCGTCAGGGCTTTTTCTTTTACAATGCTGCACCGGTTGGCTAAGAGCGAAGAGCGGACATAATTTTTATGGCCGGCACTGTTTTGTTGTATTTAAACGGTTAAGACTTCACCAAATAAGGCGATAAGAACTTCTCTACTTCTCGTTTTCCAATTCCTAACGTAAAGCTGACCCCTGCATTTTTTAAAATTCTCAGCCCTTCTCCATTGTTTCTGGAATGCGGGTCTTCAATGGCTACATAGACATGGCGTGGTTTTAGTTCAGCGAGAGTCAATGCACAGGATGGGGTTCTTCCCTGAAAGGAGCATGGTTCCAGTGTGACAAAGATTTCACATTCACCAATTGGAACCTCTAGTTTTGAAAGGGCGTCTATATCTGCGTGATGATGACCTGGATGTTGAGTGAAGCCATCGGAAACCACCTGCCCGTTATGGACAATCACGCACACAACGGGTGGATTTGGTCTACAGCCTGGGAGCGCTTGATGTGATTTTTCGAGCGCTAACAACATGAATTCTAATTTTTGGCTCATCTACTTTTTTAATGTCCGAATAATTAAATCATAGAATTACGATTTTCAAATCATCCGGCATGAATGTCCATTATTTAGATTAATAACTCAAAAGCTATGGCCAAGATATCGTTGATTAACTTGTACTGATCCTGCGTTACTAAATAATTTAATCACTAGATAGCCCCTTAAGAAGGTGTATTGTAAAATGAGCTGCATTTTTTGCTGCTTTTTCTTGGTTCGCTCTTTTCTGTTTTCCTTTGTTGCCATCGGCCCAATCGCAAATAGCTTTTATCATTATCCAATCAACTTGCGCACTTTGACAGGCCACATATAAGCCAGCAGCTTCCATCTCCCCTCCTATGGCTCCAGGAGTTAGCTTATGGAGAGTTGCACGATAATCGCGATTATCTATCAACTTATCTCCACTTAATATCAGTCCGATTTCGACATTAGCGTTTTCTTTAGGCCAATCAAGCTTTGCATGCCGTGCCCAATTTAAAGCTTTTGTTGAGGCATGAGCTTTGTCACCGCGTAACTCCAAAGAGTCATCATTGCTTACCCTTTGCAGATCATACAGTTGTAATTGCTGAGAAACTAAAATGTCACCGATAACGAATTTTCTTTTATCTATTCCGAATGCAATACCAACCATAATAACCGCATCCGGTTGTAAATCTTTAATACCTTGCTGAATCGTTACAATTGATCCACTTAAGCCAGCACTGCCCATCTCAGATATGCACAAAAAGCATTGAGATTCACCGATAACACCTAATTCTTGATAAACATGGTCACCAACAAGTTTCCGTTTAGACTTTTCATTTACTTCTTCTTGGAATGCTGTTTTTACAGATACGCTTTCCACTTGAGTTACAGTTACAATGAGTATTTTTCTCATGATATCGCTATTTTTTTTTGGCTCAAGGTAATTAAGATTATCTTGAAGTTTGAATTCCGAATTAATCAATGACCAAGCATTTTGCGAAGAAACACTATCTGGTATAGCATGTTCAGGATTAGTAATTATCTTGATAACATCTTTAGGTAAATTAACAGCAGAAGATATTTGCAATTTCAATACAGCAGCAAGCTCAAGCATTGAAATAATATTCTTAAAGCGCTGATAATTCCCTGTAGAAGTTAAGGGTGAGGCATACGGAACATAAGACGATATCCCCTGTTTGTCTACAAGAATCAACGACTCATCTACTTGATGCGGGTCATTTTTATTTAATATTTCTGACACAACTTCGCTGCGCATCTGAGGGTGACGGGCAACTAATGTCGCCATATCTGAACGCCAACTATCCAAATCTCTATCTAATGAAACTATTCTTATTGCAGGATAATATTTAGGAAGGGATGTAAGAGGATCAGAACGACGCTCACCTGTTTTGAAAATCCCAGCAATCTTGAGAATAAGTTTCTTAATTCGGGGATGACTCTCGATTAGTTGTAATTTACTGAAATCAACATCATCACTAACCACAATCTCATCAAGTATGTAATTGGTACATAAAACTTTACCAAAAAGATGGAAGTTTACATTCAAACGCGTTGAAATGCCTGGCATAAAATCATCAATGCCATATGGAAATTTTTTACCAGAAAGCCTTAACTCTTCTTTAGTTTTTTTTATATCGTCATGGAAAATATCGGTCGGTTCTAGAGTCACAGGCTCATAAGAGCACCTAATTTTCCCGCCAATACTTCTCAGGAAACTTTTACCACCCTTTAAGTTAAATAATATACTACTATCATCGAAAAACTTCATACTAGCGGAAGATATTATAGTAATAACTGACCATTGAAGTTTGACTTGATACCCCATGACATCTCCTAAATTGGGTGAACAGAGAGGGAATTGAACCCCCACCTCTTGAGATACCTCAAGCCCTTATAGAATAAAACCCCAATAAGTCTGTCCGCATTACCACACGTTAACACAAACCAAATGAAAAAAACACACTAATCTTACATTTCAAACAGAGCAATGATGATTGTGGTTAATTTTAAGCAAGATAATTTTTTACCCAATTTTCTGATGATCAAGATCGATCCCTCTAGCCTCTTCCGTTGTCAGCATAAAATGCAAGTTGATAGGTTTCAGGCTTAGAACTGCATTTGTTTTTGTAACAGTACCGACAATGCAATACTGGCCGCTAAGTTGTCACGACTCTCTGAGAGTTTCATAATCATATTAGCGATTGTTCTTGGCGTCACCATTTCTCTTGTACTCATAAGCTGCCAGACAGCCTCCCCGATAGCCTTGCATGCTTAATCGTATGCCTGTTCCTCAAATCCATTTCTCATACAGTTCCTCCTATTCAGTGAAACCCGAATGTAACCTATAGAATTGCTCATGAAATATTCAGAAGTCAGATTTGCGGCACGCATTCCAAATAACATTTATTGGATGCACTGCATACGAAAAACCCGGCATAAGCCGGGCTGGTGTTGGCGAAATCAGATAATAAAGTAAAACGAATACAGGGAACTAATTATTTTATTTAAACCCAGAATAGTAACTATCCAGATTAAAGCGCACCCCGTTAGCATCAGCTTCCATACAGTTTTCCTTTCCATAATACGTTAGCCTCCCCTAACAGCACTAAAATATACTCCGCATCTTCTCTCTCATAACTGGTTGTACCGATCAATAATGCAACATTGATCGGTTACACAGATCGATTGATGTAACTTATTGATATATAATATATTTAACCGATGAAGCCCTTTCTGATGGATTATTTTAGCCACCAGCAACCACATACATCTCATTTAGGTAGTTTTTTAATGCAGTCTCAGCTGCTTCAGCTGTTGCATTGGTGCCATCAAAGGCGTACCCAAAACGAAAGCGGTCATTCAGTATCGTTCCATCCAATTTCAACGAATAACAGCACACTAACTGTTGAGGATCAGTTTCGGTAATTTCAATAACATCAATAAACTCAAACTCAACATCGTAATAACCTTGTGCATCAGGCATGTCCAACCCACCAATGACTGACTCATCAGGAATAAACTTTGCTGTAAATGTCATTAAACTGGTTTCCACGGATCAGAAGGATTATTAACGGGATACCACATCCCATCATTTGACGCGTACAGCATCTGCATTTTTGGCGTACGTGTCGTATCGATGCAGAAACACATTCCGTAAGTGGTTTTAGTTGGGTCTGGCAGTTCTGCGTATGAGTAACGAGGAAAGCGAATAGCATCATTAAACTCCTGATACTGCATGTATCGCTTTTGACCATTAATAAAAATAGATATCCAGTCCGTTGCAGATACAGATTTCACACTGGAGGAGTCTAAAAGCAAGTCACCCGAATCCAAATCCATGCCGAACCCATTTCCGCCATATGTGCCAGAGTTTATGGCCCAGCGCCTTGGTACAGTCACGTTGTTGGCAATGTCGTCAACATTGGATAATTGCGAGTTTGAAGGTTCAAAATAAAATGGCGAACCAGAATTCATGCGCGGGATACTGTTTGTTTCAATGAAAACTCCGGTTGCCCGCGCATATTGTGCGACCTTCACGTAGATGTGTATGGTCTGCCAGCTATGTACAATCCTGATCTCTTTGACGGGCGTACAACCCTCGCCATGCCAGTGGGCTTCTATTGTGCCGGTAGTAGCTTCGTTAGGTTTTTTCATCTCAACATACAAACGAGCTTCACCGCCGCCGAAATTCGTTGAGCCTGGGCGTGTGACAGGCGTCGCCGTGGTTTCCCAACCGGATGCACCCAAAAAACGCACTATCGCTGTGTGGCCCAGTACAGGCAGTACGATGCGCCCGACATAGAACCATGTCTCAGCATTGTTGGAATTTTTTAAAACTGTGTCTGAGTAAGTAAAATATGCAGCCAAACCAGATCGCATGGATGCACCTGTAGCTGTAATACTGGTGCGGCCCTGATCCATTGCGTTTGTTACCGAAGGAGGCAGGCTCTTTCCATTATCCATGTCCGGCGTATAGCCAGATAAAGTATCATCAAGCGTTGCGCCCTGAGCGTAACGGCAGTTGAATTCAACTGTTTTTGCCCATTTTGTTTTAGCCGGATAGGTGGAGTTCTCCATTATGACGGTATTCAGAATCCACCCACCTTGTGAAATGTCGTAGGTGTACTCGTTATTAGAAAACCAGACGTTGTACATCAGGCTCTGACCGCAACGAATCAATTGCAGTACATCAACAGTCGTATTGCTTGAGAAGTTGCTGTTTGTAATTTCTATTGCTGTGGAGTGGTTCCAGCCGCCCTTTTCAGTGTTCGACCAGCCTGCACGTAAAAATCCGCCTGACGCTTTTGAGCAGTAAATCTGATCAAATTTGGTATCAATGGTGTCCTGGACATCAAACACCAGACCACCAGTATCGTTGCAGCGAAACGATTTAACGCGAATATACTGACCAGCAGGGCAAACGTTTTTATAAAATGGTGTGACAGTATCCTTGCCGATCAAATGCAGACCACTGATCTCCATCCGACGGGCATTGACCTGAAAAACGGGTGTGGTTGACGTCTTATCAACAAAGTACAAGCGGGTCAGAGGAACAGCGCCATATTCAACATCAGGACCACGAAATCGAAATGTGCCCTGCTCAGCCTCGCCCGAAAAGTCGAATGTCGAACTTAGGGCTATATCGCCGGCCGGTGTTCGTACCCCAACAGAATTCCCTGACTGCCCCTGCATGCCATAATGCATCCGTTTCACTGCTGGCATATCGTCTGTCACACCATCCATTACCGCGCCGTAGTGCGTCACATTTAACATTTCGGGGGTGCAGTTGCGTTTCCAACGCTTGCCGCCTTTGCTAACGATGATATACCCGCCATCGTCTGCCGATGTGGTGTCGTCCTGCCAGTACACAAACGTCCCGCCCCCCCTCCCCGTGCCGATGGTGTATTCACGTACAAAGATACGCTGCCCATCCATCTCGGGTTCGGTTGCGCGCAGCGTTATGATATCGGGACATTGACCGATCTGTTTCAGCCCATCATTACCGGCCAGCTCCTGACGCAGCGCGGCATCTGCAACGCCCACCAGCTGCGCAGAGTCAATAGCCCAGCTGGTGGAATCATTGCCGGTAGTCGTCCAGGGGATTTCTGTTGCGCCAGTGAGTTTATAGAACTCCCCCTGATAACGAATAATCTGGTTGTACGAATTGATTGTGAGCGGACCAGCCTCATAATCACCGACAACCTCATAGCCAGAGTTTTGAATGAAATAATTGAACTGATCTGATTGGCTGGTGATCTGGTCGGTGAACTGCTCTGCCTGTCCGCTTAGCTGGGTATTAAACTGGTCAGATTGGCTGCTGAGCTGGTTCTCAAAATCCGCCTCCATTCCACGTATGGTTTTATGCCTGCCACCGAGACGATCTGTATATTCCCCCGAGGGGGACGTGACAAACTCATCGATTTTACCGGCGTTAAATTTCAGGTCGCGGGGTGATTCGCTGGGTACTGGATTTTTGGTTGGTTGGGCAGGGTGAATTTTACGTTGTGCAGTACTGCCGTCCGATAGCGTCTCTGTGTACTGCCACATCGTGATAGAGCTATTGCTGTCGCGGGTCGCAACCTTCAATGCGCTTGCCCATACAGGCGTGATTTTCTGCAGCGCTTTGCCTTTAACGACCGGCTCATTCCACTCCTTGCTGTCTTTGACGTGCAGCAGGATGCCAGCCCAACGCCCCACCAGCCGCCTTACATCTGCTTTGGCAAATGTCCGCCAGAATCGGTGGTTAAATACCTGATTGCTGCCACGTTCCCACGCAGTTACCTCTCGCGACTCGTCGGACTGCTCGCCCTCAATAACCTGCGGGTTGGTTTTCCAGCAATTTGAGGCCAGCTTATTTACCGCACCGTGAGCAATGCCGCCACGCCGGTACAGTTTGTACAGATCATCGAAAGTCAGGTTCTCTTTAAAGCCGTATTCGCACCATGCGCTTTCGCGCTTTGTATCAAGCCCCATGCCAGGGTTGAATGCCATTGCACGCGCACGGGCCATCCTGACGTCATTCAGCGCGTGATTGACGGCGAGTGTTAATTTATCAGTCATGGTTTTCCTGCTGGTGGATTTCAGGCAATAAAAAAGGCCGCCTAAGCGACCAGTAAAAAGGGCTGATTTCATCCATATTTAACATAATGGGTCTTAACCGCCATGCTGAAATGGCACTCACGCGCAATTCATAATGAACGGGTTATTTCTCTATGATTTCCTCACGGCAGAGCTGAAATCAGGCTGCATAAACCGTGCATAAAACCGGCCCGAAAATGCATAGCCGAAAATGATAGCGAACCGGTTATTTTCGGTGCTAACCACAAAAATTTTTAACGCCCCTGCAGGCGTTTAGGAATCATCATGCCCATTGGCTGCGCGCCACCCAATTCTGTCAGCGCATAAACCATTGCGTCGAGGCGGTCAGGTGATTTTTTGGCAGTAGCTGGCACGTATTCCATCAACTGGTTCTCCAGCACGTAGAGATTGCCCCTGTTTGCCACCCGGCCCTGCTCATACAGTGCGGAAATAGGCTCAGCGCGTGCGAATTTTCCTTTGCTGGCATGTACGCGAATGATCCGCCCCTTAAACCCGGCGTTGCGCAGCGTTTCCTCTGCCATGTCGCCGCCTTGGTTGGTCTCAATCACTATCGCGTCAGCGTCGTGCTGTTCATAGGCGAACATGGCTTTTTTAGCCCAGCCAGCTGGTGAGTATTTTCCGCTGTAATCGGCATCCACGGTGTATTGTTTGTTGTCTCCAGCACCATAGGCACTGGCAACAATGATGCCTGACTCATCACTCTCCTCACTGTTGGTGGCCTGCGGGTCAATGGCTACTACCGTGCGCACTTTCTCATGCTGGATAGTGAGAGCATGCGAGGCAGATATCATTGCCTCTGTCCACAGCGCTCCTTCGGCGTTAAACCGGCGAGGCCTCTGCATGTACTGCGCTTCAGCAGTTCGGCGGTGAGAAAACAGCGATACGCGGTGCGACTCGTTATGTTTGAAAGGCCAGAGCCAGCCGTCAGGCAGACCGTGTTCAATTGGTATGGCGTGAGTGTTTTCCGGGTATTGTTCGAAATAGCTCTGGCCGTTGTCGATAATGACGGGCAGGTTCAGATGATGCCATTTTTCACCGCTGCCACCACGCAGCAGATATCCACTCAGGTCGTTGTAGTGAATGCGCTGCATGATCACAATCATCGGCGTGGTTTCAACCGCCAGTCGTGATTTTATTGTTTCGTTAAAGCGGTTATTAACACCGTTGCGCACTGTTTCGCTGTACGCGTCATCAGGTTTAACTGGGTCATCGATAATCAATGCACCCTGCCAGCCGGGTTCCATGTGACCGGCACGAAATCCAGTGACCTGACCTGCAGCAGATGACGCATAAACACCGCCGCCAAACTCATTCCACCACATTGCTTTGCTGTCTGCGTCGTCGCGCAGCTCCATCGGCCACATGTTCTGGTAGGCTTTAGACTTAATCATGCCGCGCGCAGTTGATGAGTTGAGCAACGCCAGATTGTGCGAGTAGGACAGGTGCATAAAACGGGCGCGCCTGTTGAGCGTCAGCCCTCTGCCCATCATGTTGATGGTTGCCAGTTCGGTTTTGGTATAGCCGGGAGGAACATTGATGATGAGGCGGTTAATCTCACCACTGATAACGCGATCAAGCGTTCGCTGAATCACGCGGTGATGCGGCGCGATGATCATCTTGCCGCCAGTGCGTTGTTTAAAAAAGTAGCGAGCGTAATACAGTCCGTCCTCTTCGCATTCCAAACGGCGTGCGTAATTCTTTTGCTCAGCAGTCGTCATCCTCCAGCATCTCCCGCCGGGCAGCTTTATATTCTTCTTTGGTCAGCGCAGTCACTTCAATCGGCCCGCCGTTCTTGCCGGTATGCTCCGCTTGCTCTTTGAATGCCATCACGCTGATGTGCTTGCCAAGTAGCTCAAGGTTTCTCACCTTATCCGGCCACTTAATTTTCTTGAGTATGTTCTCCATCGTAGTTTCATCAAAATTGGTGACGGTCGTCAGAATATCCAACCCACTTAGCGTTGTACGCCAAACTTTCGGCCACTCGCTGACCATTTTCAGGCCGCCGTCTTCTTTGAGGATGTCGAGCACATCCATTTCGTCAATCTCAACCAACCGGCGAAGCACATAATCTGCATTTACCTCTACCCTTTCATTCCGCTCTGATTTAAGGTCCATAATACGTTGCGCAATGACAGGTTTTGACAGGTTTTCAGATCCGGTTCGGTTTGCAGTCTTTTCGCTGTACCCCGCCCGAATGGCCGCTTGCGTGGCGTTCAAATCGATGAGGTACTCGCGACAGAACATTTCTTGCTTGTCGGTGAGTGCCATATAAATTCCTGTGGGAGGTGCTAATGGGCAATGTGAATATTTACGCTGGATTAGTTAACGGGGACTTGATGCCAATCATTGAAAATAGAAGCTCGAAAGAGATTGTTACCGCCTTCACTGGCGACGATACTGGCGCGCCACCAAGTTCTGTTACGATTGAAGTGATTACCGAATCCGGTTCAACTGTAAAAATTTATATTCCTAACAGTTCTGCTGATGCCAGCGTTACTGTCGATGGGAGGCGCATATAACCAGTCCGGCAAGCCGATCCAATGGTCCCCTAATCGGATGGTGCCATAAAGTATCCCTTGTAATCCCTGGAGATTTTTGGAAGCTCGAATTAAAAAAAATGAGGTTTGCTATGAGTAACAACTATCAATGGGAGCTAGCCCTTAATAAAGACGAATCGCTATATTTTTTTCCTTTAAGTCATAAAGCGGAGGGGGTTTTTACGCTTCACTTTGAGCTGAGCGGTTCCTATAGCCTAATAGTTTCCGATGCTGATTTTGCGGGCAGGCCTGTATTACTGCTCCAATACATTGATGAAGATAACGATCGGCCTGCCTCTATCGGTATTATCGAGGCTGAAACCACTATCGAGTCTATGATTGAGCATCTGAATAAAATAGATAGCATTTATCATGAGCCAATTTATAGAAGTGTATATGAATGGTCTTTAAAGCTATTCAGTTGATGATTTTTAATCGGCACGTTTAGTCACGATCACGGCACCCTCTGTGCCGGATGCCACACGCAGCCAGACTACCCACGGCGAGAAAACGTCCAGCACGCGACCGGCTTGATGCCATGCCGGTGAATCTGCGCTGTCGGCATATTCGATAAACCCCACATCGACAGTTACGTGAGCGCTGTTCGTGCCGTCTGTTAACTGAACTGGCGTTCTCGTTATGGTTAATGACTCAGACATAGCTACCTCTCATTTATTGGGTTGGCTGTTAGACGGCGGTTATCACCAGCGTTGAAACCATGTCGCGCAGCTTAACCGTCAGCGTGCATGTTCCGGCAGTGAGAATACTGACAGCCGCCTGACCACCAGCGGATGTGCTGATATGCTGCACCATACTGGGGTTAGATATCGTCCAGACCGCGCCGTCTGCGCTCCCAATTTGAGCACCGGTTTCACCGCTGACGAGGAATGCCCCGAGATACTGCCAGCCTTTAGGGGCGGTAGCGTTCAACATCGTGTAATGCGTGCTGTCTATCTGCGTAACGAACCACGGCGATGTGGGTGTTTTGTTGCTATCGTTCTGGATGAATATCGTGTCAGCTGGTGGTTTATCTTTACCACCAATATTTATTGCGCCAGGCGCCGAGATACCATGCATACTCGTGCCTCCAATAATGATGGCGTTGGGTGTAACTATCATTCAGAATTTCCTGCTAATTAGTTGTTTTCAACCCTCGGCAATTGTAGAAAAATTCGCCGATATCTCATTGTATTTATGTTGAAAAGTGAACTCTGTGAATGCATTTTTCAGCACAAAGTAAAAATATGTCTAGCTGGTCAAGTGATATCAACCGTTCCCTAAAGATACTTTTCTTGTTGCCGTTACTAATAAACTACATAGGAGGGAAAATTCATGATAGTTAAGGAACTACTAGTTTTATCGATATGCCTGCTAGTGGCAGGAATGTGTCTCATCTGGATTGCTTCTCACAGCTCGCGTCGAGGAATGTTTCTTATAAGAAAAAAAAGAGGCAATGAAAAAAACCTTTACATGAGGCCATCCAAATGCCCAATCGGTGAGATGGCATCTGCGCAGATCTTCGTTTCTATGCGTAAACTTTTGAGAGAACTACGTGCTGAGGGCTGCAGCCTGATTTTTTTTGAATCCCATATGGTGCGTAAAGAGAATCTAGAGAAATTTCTTAAATTTTTAGAAGCAGAAGGCATGATGTGCGAAAAAATTCAGTTCAGGAAAACATTGTTAATCCACTCAATTCACATAAAGCTAGCGATGCGTATTTGCCATAAAAAAAGGATCAACATTCACCCTGAATCAGCCAGGATTAGCATACGCCTCCAATAATTAAAGCCGCCCGGAGGCGGCTTGGTTCAATCAATAGGTTTTAACGGCGGGCTTAATGCCTCAATTTCCTTTTGCACAGCGAAAGCCGATAACGGCTCAGTAGATGCGATCATATACCTATCACCATTATCTGAACAAAATTCACTAATGAAGTAGGTGTCGTTCAAGGGAGTAGTGATTTCTGCTTCTTTTTCACGGCTATAGAACTTTCCTAGCCGTTTGTCTGCTTTGACTGGTAAGTCGATTTTGTCATGGTAAACAAGTCCTTCCCAAACCTCTCCATGACGTAAGCCGCCAAGAACAAGATACTGCACATATTTTTCTTTACTCATGCTCAATTCCTTTTTTAAGAAAGAACATTGAATATGTCATAGAATCATCATCAGGCGAACTCGCAAATGCGCCTTGTGATGAACTCAGCAATCATCGTCGGGCTGAGCTACTGCGCGGCATGCGAACATGCACGCCTTCTGCATTTCGGTATTAGCCATAGCAATCCAGCGCGGGTCAGCGCCATTTTTCTTTCGACGTGTCATTCAGGAAGTGGCGGCTAACATCTTTCAGCTGGTTCATCACTTCAATATCGTCAGGAGTTAACGTCCAATAGCCCTTAACGGTGCTGCCGTCCTGAGATTTTGCTTCGCTCATTTAGTTCTTCTCCTTATTATTATTGCAGTTCAAATCCCACGTTTCGTTGTGCGTCAGAATTTGTCGCTTTGTTGGGGCACTCATCACGTCGATATCATGGTCACTGACATAGATGGGGCGTACCCACTCACAGCCGGTATCAATCGCCCTCGCGCCGCCACCGTTCCCGCAGCCGTTCAGAGACAGCAGCATCAGGCAGGCTGTTAATATCCTGCTGAACATCGACAGCATTTTTCAGCACCTCAATGCGGTTTTTGGATTCCTCAGCCTGAACAGATGCCCGCTCAGCTGCTGCTGTAGTTTCAGCTGCGTTTTTTCCCCTGCTCCGGCCCAGACCAAACGCAGCCAGCACCAGCCCGACAACCACCACCAGCCCGGTTAATAGCGTCTGCATCAGATCAAACCGTTGTAGGCGTCATAGGTGCCGCTGCGCATGACCTCAGCATGGCGGCGTGCGCGGTTAGGTGTTTGGCGCGCCCACAGACTATTCAGCATTCCACCAGCTGCACCGGCAAAATCACCGCGTGCAATCATACCCAGCGTGTTAGTGAAACCAGCCAGACCAGCCACACCCATCTGATAAGCCATGCTGCAGAGAATATCGCGACGTGCGTCGTTACACTGGGCCAGTGCGGCCACAATTGCAGGCTGTCGATTCATTGAGGCGGTTTTCGCATCTACCAGGCATTGTTTCCAGACGTCTCCAGCACGGCGCGGGACGGTAAACTGGTACTGGCTGATTGGTGCGTTTTGAGGGCCAATCCTGATACCACCGGCAACCGTTGGAAAATTGCGGGTGTCCCAATAGGGAGTCTCGCGATAACCCTCTTCAAAATTAAGGATTTCAATGATTCTACTCATCACCTTTACTCCGTGGTGGGTATGAAACAATGCGTGCGACATTACCTCGCGCCGCAAAAACAGCCGCGCAGATCAGCGCGTTCGCCACCACTACCGGCCAGCCGCTGGCGTGGTATTGCCCGAACAGCCAAAGCAATGCAAAATTGCCATAAAACAGAATCAGACCCGCAGCTATCCATGAAATACCGCGCTTATGTGTTCGCCCTGTTTTACTGAACGCCATCAGGCGAAACGCAATAGCCGCGCAAATGGCTACATCAATCACTGTCAGGAAATCGCTACTAATCATGATTTCTCCCCCAGCCATTTTTTAACGAATGGCAGTTTTGAAACGCCACCATTTTTTAGCCAGAAATAGCCTTGCACCGCAGCAGCGGAAATAACGACAGCCGCCAGGGCATCAAGTGGTTTTTCCCGATAATCGAAATAGTCCTCTACTTTGTCCGCAACAAATCCGGCTCCAAATACGCCAGCTGCATAGCCAAACAGGAAATAACCAAATATCTGTCGTCGCGTCAGGTCGCTGGCGGTGACGATAAAACACATCGACCCGGCAAACGCTCCAAACGCGATTGAGTAATCTACAGAGGTGATAAATCCCACCAGCGCAGACGTGACAATGCCCCAGCCAGCTACGGTTGCCGTAGCGCCGGTGCTTAATGGCTCAGCCATTAGCGGTCCCTCTTAATGATTAATACATTCTGCTTCACTAAGTAAGCTGATAATAATGGATAAATGCCCTCCGAAACTCCGCTGCAGTTAAAGATGTTTTATACTGAGGATATAACGTGTGTTTACATGCTGATGTTGCTGCAAGGCTAACGCCCTGATTGAATGTGCATTTTAGCCATTACGGCAAAGGGTAATTAGATATTAAAACGCCTCGCGGCTTTGAACCCGAGGCGCAGTGACATGAATATTTGGTAATGACTTTAAATTGGTAAGCAGAGCTGCGCAGAAAGCATTCTTATCACATTACAATGAATTATGCGTACGCGTTACTTTTTTTTCTTCTTTTTTTCATTCCTGTTCTTTCGTTCCCTGACGAGCTGAGGTAGGTTCGATCTTGGTCCCGGGGAAAAGACAGACCTTACTCCTCGCCTACAGGCATTTACATCAGGAAAGAAAGAAATCATCTTTTCAGTGGCATTGTTTAAATATTCACTTGCAATACTTAACCCCAAGCACATGTAATTAAGGTCAGACTGATTGAAAACACTTGTTCCCCTGCCATTTACTTCCATGCGATAGTACGAGATTGGAAGAACATGAATATAATGAGAGAAAACATCATATACTATATCAAAATAAACTTTGTCTATATCATTCTTCGCAAGCAATTCATCTCTACTATCTATCATCAGAAAACTGCCATTCAAGCACTTCTTCCTTGAACCTGCGTCGAGTGATAAGAAATATTCGTTCTCGCCTAAAATTTTTTGTATTCTTTCCTTCTCTTTACTCCCAAAATCCACTTCATCTTCTTTGCCTGCGCCAGTCATTATTTTTAACCGTTTTGTGCAGTCATTTAAATGCATCACCCATAACTTTGCCTTCCATTGTTCGTCGGAAATAGGGGTTTCAGATAAATAAATAAATAAAAGGTAACCATCCATAGTTGCCCTGACATGAGGTGCAATGCTGCTCAAATCCCAATTATGAAAATCTGATTTAACCCACCGGGACATTGGCGCGGCTCTGATAAGGCATTGAGCATGAAGGCAAATTCTAGTAAAGATCTTTGAGCTATACCCTATGTAAGCATCAACATAACGATTAGCACTTTGTTGAGAAACTGCAGTTGCATTGCAAACAGATGCATCATATTCTTTTAACAACTCCTCATAATCCTTCAAAGTATAGGTCGTTATGATTTCATCTTGATTTTTGCTCATCATATCTCCATTTGTAATGTTGCACCTAGCATTGCCAAGCAACCATCTATAAATCCTTCAGCGGCTTGCAGTTCCTTTCTGATAGTACCGTCAGAACATTTTCTTTTTTTAGCAATTCCACGCAATGATACACCAATAACATAATGAGCCATTAAAAGTTCATATTCTTCTGGTTTACAAATTCTCAGCCTTGCTACGCAGTTATCAATTACAATGCCATCATCATCACAGCATTGACTCCTACTTTTTTTACCATAGGGTATAAGGTCTTTAAATCCTGCAGCAATTGGCTGCCAGTTAACTCCACTATTATCGCTAGCTGCCCAAGCTCCCCACAAATCCAAAACCTGTGACATGTCACGCATAATTTCTCCACACTATTAATTTTTAGCTGAACCTATAACGCCAACGGCTATGGCGTAATCGAGGAACCGAAAAAGCAGCACAATCTGGCTGCCGTATCTCGCCTCGAACGCCCTGACATCCCGGTGCAACTCATCGTGATGCGCTCTGCAAAGCGGTATCACAAAGAGATCGTGAGATTTCGTACCCATTCCCCCCTGTCCATATCCAATGATGTGATGCGGGTCGTCTGCCTGCTGATTGCAGCACGCGCACGGCTGTGACTTCACCCATCGCGTGTATTTGGTGCTCTCCCAGCGGCGGCGCTTTGGCCGCAGCATGAATGACTCTGGTGATTCAGGATCGGCTTGCAGGGTGATAACTCTCTTCACCTCCTGCGCGACCTCCTGAATGATTTCGGTGGCCTGCCTCACTGGTGCAATCAGCGACTCTTTCAGCTCACCATTTGGGATGGCGTCTTTAGGCATGCGCAGAACGCGCCTTGCCGGTGCCTCTGGAATCAGATCAACAACGTCATTCAGTGACGCCCACCAGCATAATTCTGGCAGTGTGAGCAGGTGGTCGCCGTGTAGCGCCATCTGGTTGCATGCCACTTTAATGATCCACAGCGCGGCATTCCGTTTCGCGATGACATCCATACGGCCCGGCATGCCGTTTTTCATGAACTCAGTATCGTGGCTGCAGCATATCGATACCGGGCCACTCTCAGTCTCTGCCATTGTGAATTCGTGATAGTGCCAGGTTCCCAGTTGTTCCCACTGGCAGTAACCGAGTGACTGAACATATGACGCCAGCGCATTTGGCCCACCAGCAGCCGCAATAACGCGTTCATGACTGAAAAACGCAGCCAGTGAGGGTTCATCCAGTAACGGCTGCGTACTGTCATTCAGTAGCCCTGACGGTTTGTCTGACAGGTCGGTTGTGGGCGTGCTGATCACCACGCGGCCCTGAAAAAGTTTTTCCAGTCCCGGACCCGGTTTGAACAGCACTATCCCTGTGCGTGGTGCGATTTCAGGTGTAAGCAATGCTCTCACGGTCACCACAATGCACAGTGTCGAGCAGGCAAAGATGCTCGGAAAATTTTGCTTCGGAGAAATAAGGCTCGCTTTTAAGCGATACAGGGATTTCTGTATCGCTTAAAAGCTGAACGAGTTCATGGGTCTGTAGAAGGTTACGCCACAGGGATGGTTCATGTCTGCGTACGCCGCCTGCTACACGATGAAGATCGTTAAGGTAACAATGGCCGGAGTTGTCCTGACGAACGGAAACCCCATCAATCACTAAAATCTGATTCATGCTTTCTTCTCCACACACTGTTTTTAACCGGCCCCGCCCCATCATCTGCAAATGAACGGGACCAACCTTTGCCGGTAGCGTCTGCAAACGCTTACTAGCAGAACTATCTTAATGCATTAGAAAGGAATTTCACGACTTAACTAACAATTACATTTCTATTTAATCAGAGAGTCGTACCTTCCCAAACCCAATGAAATAATGACATATCACATGTATAAAAACTTAACATCATTAATCGTCTAAGGTGTTAAAATAAAACCAATGGTATTCTAACGCTTGTAGAGACAACCCAACCTTGTCATTTAACTGTACACCTTTGAAAGTTTGATAATGCTCATCGCACACCCTTTCACTAACATGGATTATTAATGTTTTCGGCTCAATAGAAATGAGGTGACTATCAAATAACCGATGGATATCGGTGCGTAGCAACAATCCATTTTTAATATGATTATCCTTTTCACCTCTATAAGGATAAATGTGTGCAGCATCTAGCACTTTCATTTCCTTGCATCCAGTAATAGCACACTTTCCCCATGCATATTTTAAACTTTCTCTAAATTCAGCCTGTCCTGTTCGCATTTCAACATTTACTTTTTTTATCATTCGATCATCGGATTTACTAATATTAAAGTCATTTAGTTCACTTAGGGGGGAGGTTACAGTCGATACAGATTTTCCCTCCACAATCTTACTTGTGCTTACCAGTTTATTATGTGAGGCAATTTTTTTTAACTGTTTTATTTCATCCTCGAAGGTTGGCAGATCAAGCTCCTTTATCATGCTAGTCTCAAGGAAATTTTTGTAGTTAACTAACTTAAAATCTAGCCCCCGCACATAGCGTATAATTGAGAGAACGAGCGCTGCTTCATCAGCATATTTAAAAGCAACTTCTCTATTTTTCCACAACCGCTCTAATTCATCCGCACTTAAATTATCATAACGTTTTAGAATTCCTCCGAAATTCTTATCTTCAGGTGCATTTCCTGACTCATTGGAATTAGTATCAACGGTAGCCTCTACGCTTGCTACTTCTAACTTTGCCACATCAGGCCCAGAAAAACAGTCGACATTCGCATCTGCATCTGCATCTACATCTACATCTACATCTACATCTACATCTACATCTACATCTACATCTACATCTACATCTACATCTACATCTACATCTACATCTACATCTGTAGATTGATTCACACTTACGTCTAAATCCAAATAATTTTCCGACCTGTTATCCAGGCTTAAATATCTCTCCCCCCCAAAAATCATTAAAGATAAATAGCATTGATAATTAATTTTTTCATCTATAATCCCTAGACTTTTGTGGATTAAAAACAATAAAACCGAAGAATCTAATAATGCGACACCTCCAGTTGAAAAAATCTCGGTAAGTGAATCAAAATTAAGTTTTTGATATTCATCATATCTAGCAGAAAGATAATCGCGCTGTTCCTCTCTTAAATAAACAGGGCAATCATTACTAATATTATAAAGCAAATATGAAATTAGTTCTTTCTGTATTTCCTTTGATGAATAAGATTGTGGGGCATCAAGAAAAACACCTTCCAGTCTATCTAAAGCCTTAAGACAAATTCCCGCGAGTTTATTCATAGCATCCTTACGGGCATCAACTGCTTGATCGGCATAGACTATAAATTTACCTCCATTACGAATATGCATTATTTCGAGCTGATAAACTTCAGAATACTTGACAAGTTTAATAATGAAGCCGTATTTTTGCATTTTTTGCAAAACAATATTAGAAACGACGTCCTGCATATTACGCTCATTCAAGCGGCAGTCTTTCACTCTCTTATACACCCAATTGAGTGCTGTTGAGTAATTGATGACTTCATTATATGAAAGCCTTACAGAAGTGTCCTTATTGAGCAGGTATATAAGCGAAAGTCCAAATAAAGCCTGAATGCAATCCACATAATAGGATTGATTAGTATAATCAGTATGATTTTTATAAGGCAGTGTCTGTTTCGAAATAAACCCAGAGTTATAAAAACTCATAAATGCTTTTTCGGATAATACCATTATTCCTAAAGTCGTTCTATCTACAGTTTTTTCCCCGTTAATAATTAGAGTCAACATACTTATGGAAGACAGAAAACTAATAAAATGCGCACCCAGAGTAGCCAAGTCTCTATGTGTTTTTATGGATTTATTTTTACCTCTTATGCGCGAGTGAATAAACACCTGAATAGCATCGAAGGCGGCAGGCAAACCAAATGCGCTATTCAAATCGTCGTTAACATAACGTTCTTTGACTTGTCGAATTCGCAAATCAGACCAAATATCTTCAATGTTATTTATTTTATAGGTTTTTTTTTGAAGAGGTTGAATCTTAAAATACTCACACACATTCGCAGCAACATTACTTTCTGCTTTTTTCTTAGACTCACCATTTGCTGTAAATACCCTCCCATTGGTCAAAACAATTTCACTTTTGAATATTGGAGAATGTTGAGTTCCTCCATCCTGAAGTGTGCTATATGAAGGGGTTGGAAGCCTCTGCTTTTGGAAATATTCTTGCAAAATTGTTTTAGAATCTTTCCCGACAAATATATCGAAGCTAGGAAGGGTTTCAATGAAGAATCTAAAATTTGATAAAATATCATTATTAAATAGGGCTCCAAGGTAGTAATGAAACAATTGGAGAATCATAGGTGATGATTTAGCTTCATTCTCGATAACCCCTGGACCAAACTCGGCTTGTTGATAAGCATTTGTTAATGGAAAGCTTGATATTACAAGATTCCTAAAACTTTTCTTCATGCCGGCGATCATGATGCTTAAATTATTATCAGCTTCTTCAGCACATAAGCATCTAAAAGCAAGTATCAAATGCTCAACATCCTTTCCAACAGAAATTGTTGCGTTATAAATATCAGGATCACAATTCACTGATGATCGATGGATAATTTTGATATAATTATCGTTAACATAGCTTTTAAAAAAATCATTCACGCTCATTGACACCTTATAACCTCTCTATTTCTTTGAACTGGGAATAACGACACTTAATCTAAATCACACAACATATTTAGCATTGGAGCATGTTAGCATATTGATTATGCACCCCTCAAATTTAAGAAGCTTTTTAATGATTTTTTCATAATTTTCTTGTACTCTTGAAATCACCAAGCATTATAAATGCATAGCATTGTCATTCACTTACCATAACATGATAGGAATCACAAAGAAGGCCGTTTTCCTTCTTTTTCTAAAAGTAATCAAAAGTGCTGCCGCTTTCCAAAATATATTAGAATCGAACCTTAATTATTTAATATAAATTAATAAAGCACTTCCCCACCAACAACAAAAGGCTTGAATAAACATATATATATATATCTTAAAACCTTATAAGCTTATGTTATCAGCATCTTTGCCCACAACCCCCCTTCATCTTCCTTACTAACTTTGAGTTGATTTTAATAGCCTAAGAAAACTCTTTAAGAGGGTGATTTCGGACTAAACCATGATTATAGTGAAATTTATTTTATGGCTGGACCTTTCCTATACTTCCCCATAAGCTTTAGCAGTTTATAAAGGCTAACTTAACTCTAAAAAAATCCGTTTTCAAGCTTCATCTTCCTCAGTAAGGAGTTTTGGCAATTACTTCATCCGGCACAATTACGAGCATCGGATTATCTAACGAGTCCGATGCATAAATATGCGCAAGGCTGTATTAATAAAGTAGATAAGCACTTTATGGCTAAACCTCGCTCCTGCTCTGCCTGCGCCTTAACGCCGCTTTGCGATGAAATATCAACTCAGATCAATCCATATTTGCGTCATCCCGATTTGTCATAGCCTACTACAAGCTCAGATGTGTACTCGGTATACTTGAACGATATTCAGCAATAATGGCCATAACTTCTTCAACACGGTTCGAGTCGATAAACAGCACTGTGTTCTCTTCGTCTATGCGCCCGTTCTGCACATCACAAAGTAATTCCACCAGACGGCGAGCGCGGGCGGCGCTGAACTGCGGTATCACGTCTGCTTTGGTTAACTTCTTCTTGCCGGTCGCCTTGGCTTTCTCCAGTTGCGTCCTGGCGACGCTCCCAGCTTTCACGCCATGCTCACGCACCAGCGCCACGGCAGTAGTCGCTGCAACCTCTTTGTTTTTAACCAGTGCGATCAGCTCATCGCCAGACGTCAGCAGCGACAGGTGGTTTTCAACGTCAGTGATCGAGCGCTTAACTTTTTTGGCAATCTGAGCCTGTTCCCAGCCCTGATTAATCAGGCGCTGATATGCAGCTGCTCTCTCGAGAGGTTCCAGTGCGCGCCCCTGACTGGATGTGACCATGAAGGCAATACGATCCGCCTCACTACCTATGAAGTCTTTGCATTCCAGGCGTATGTCATAACCGGCCTCCTGTGCCAGTTTGGCACCGTAGTAACGATGGTGGCCATCGATGATTTTTATGCCCTGCTCTGTTACTTGCACAGCGAGCGGAGGCACATGCTCACCAGCGATGTAGGCATCGCGGAATTCTTCGACGTGAGTTTGGTCGATTTCTCGGATGTTGTAACCAATCTCTACATACAGTTCATCAACGCCAAGCAGGTAGGTTTTGCGGGTAGTGATGTTCGTTTCAGTTTTAGATTTGTTGTCGTAAATTTTCGATAAAGTTGTCATTTTTAATCCCTTATTAGCCTCGAAACCCTTCTGGGGTGGCGTAATCCACTGGTGAAATGTCTGTGATCGACCGCTGAACAGGGCCAAGCCTGAGTACCAGCTCATCCCATTTTTCGCGGAGTTTTGACGGGCTGAGGATGTTCCGGCACCAGAACGGATCACCCTGGACGCGCCGGAACATCTTGCAAATCTGGTAGTGGCTGCGCTGGTCCTGTGAGCACATCAGGCGCACGTCGTTCGCCCACGCGGTCCAGTTCGGTTCTCTCGGTCTTGCCAGTTCGCCGTCGGTCTCAGCCGCTTTTTCGTAGAGGTGGATGATCTGCTCCCATATCCACTGCGCACATTTCAAATCCTCTTCACTGCCCCACATGCTTCTTTTGGGGCTGTACACCACCGCGTCTGAATCACCAGACAGGGGTTTATCCACAGGCAAAACGTCCGGGGGCGTAGCTCCAGGACATAAAGGTTTTTTATCTGATGGATCATGTTTTGAATTTACTGACGGATCGTCGCCAGATTCTGGCGGGTGAAAACCCGGATTTTTGCCAGATTCCGACGGGTCAAAATTTGAGGGGTCAGATTTTGGTGCATCAGATTTTGACGCGTCAGATTTTGATGTGTCAGTTTTTGATGCATCAGATTTTGATGTGTCAGATTCTGACGCGTCAAAATCTGGCTGGTGGGCATAGGCAGCGTCACGCAGTTTCCTGACGTTCAGCTGATACATGTTCGAGGTGTTACGGTTCCCCTTACGCCGTGTGGTACTGGTCAGCCAGCCATCGGCCTCTAGCTTGCGTATCGAAGTGCGCACAGTGCTGGAGCCTGCGCCAATCTGACGGGCTATGGTCGCGATTGACGGCCAGCAGATGCCCTCATCGCTTGAGAAATCAGCCAGGCGCGCCATGATGGCCACGCTGGTGATTTTCATACCTGACGCTGCGCAACCGTCCCAGACGTATGCAGACAATTTAACGCTCATCACTTACTCTCCTGAACTTCTGACCCCATAGATTGCGGGGCTGGACGCAGACGTACGGGTAACCTGGACGCCTGAACAGCACCCGGTTATTCGTTACATCGACGCCTATGGTTTCAACAATAACGCCGCGTGGATCGACATAGCGCGCGACCCAGGGCTGAATAACTTCGTCTGATAGCTGGGGCATTTAGCCCCCTGATTTGCGTAATTTCTGGAGGTGCTCACCCACAGCCCACTCCACAAAACTGTGGTTAACGGTGTGATGGCCATCAGGTAAATTGAGCGAATAACGGAATGGCTTCCGACTGCGCCCGCCCGTCATAGGCAGGCAACGGAATTGCGGAAAATCCGGGGATCTGTTTAAATTATTCACGCGATTATTTCTCCACACTAATTGATGTAGTCGCCGAAAGCGCCGGGCTGCAACCTGGCGCTTTCACTTTTCTGGGGCACAGAAAACCCTGTAAATCAGCGTCGTGTGCTCCTGTAATTTGGTAATGGCACGGTGTAGCTCCTCGTCAATCACCTCACGCTCATGCGGTTCAACCACTCCATCCTCAATAGCTGCCCTTACCTGCTGTGAGTACCGGGTGATCTGTTCGATTGCCTCCAGTAGTCGCTGATTGATATCGCCGTAGTCCACCAGCTCAACGTCCGGTAGTGGCACGAACACGCCGCCAGAGGTTTTGGCTATGGCGTGTGCAATGTGATGACTGCCTGCTGCAACACCAGCGACCAGCCAATCGGAAACAACTGATCGCCACCGCTGCGCAGCCTGTTATGAACAGCGTCCTCGGTAACATCCAGAATTTCAGCGGCCTCGGAATATCCACCAGCCAGACCGGCGATAGTTTTGCGGATCGCTGTAATCAGCCACGCTGGCTGGCGCTCGGCTTTCCATTTCGGTTCATTACCCACGGTCCAATCCCTCCGGCTGTGGTTTGAAGACTGGAAAAAGTTCTGGATAATCTTCCCAATTAAACGGCACAGAGCCTGCCGTAGCTGCCGCAATCAATAATGCGTACTTCCAAGGGATTACATCCCCCCACAAACTTACCGTTGATTTTGAGATGTTTAGGGCTGTAGCTGTCGCTACTGTTCCCCTGAAATGCTTGATGACTGTTATTTTAAGCATGGTTCCTCCTTAAACGAATATAGTTTAAACAACAAAACTCAAAAGCGTCAATAATAAAAAACTTTCCAGTTTAAGAAACCAAACACATGATTGAATCTGTTAGTGACCGCATTAATAAGCGAATGAGAGACCTGAACCTGCGTAGCAGGGATCTGGTTGCAGCGACAGGTGTATCAAAGGGAACAGTTAGCCAATGGGTTAACGGAAACAATAACCCTTCTGCAACACATATTCCCAAACTAGCCAAGATACTAAACGTCACTGAAACTTGGTTAATAAATGGCGGGGCATACTCACAAAGGAGTAACTCAGGTGAGGTGGATCAAAGGCCACTGCAAAAGATCCCTCTAATCTCCCTGGCGCAGGCGGGGGACTGGAGAAACCTCATGAACCTTAATAATAACTTTCCTGATTGGACCAATGTGACAGACGATGTTTCCCCCCGTGCATTTTCTGTAAAGATGGATAATGACTCAATGACAGGGGATGGCTCCATCAGCATTCCTGAAGGCTCCACAATAATTTTTGACCCCGATGTTAAACCTCAATCGGGCAAGATAGTTTTAGCTCGCGTGGGCGAATCGACAGTAATCAAAAAATTAGTTATCGATGGGCCTAGTGCTTACCTTGCACCTATAAAACCTGGCTATAAAACGATTGAGCTTGAATCGATCGACAATGTTATTGCTACAGGTGTTTCCGTTCAGACTAAACTGCCATAAAACCACATCCTAGACCCCCTCAGTATGCCAACCGCCCGCTATACCGGGCCTTTTGTCCTCTCCTGCGATAATAGTTTTGACATCAAAACTTTTTCTATTGACTTGATTGTTTTGATGAGTAAACTCCAAACAAACAGTTAAACATGTCCATTTTTAATGAAGTAATGGATGCACTGTAAAACTTTTTTAGTGTGGAGAAACGGCAGTGGGCTACTACAGTGGTCTGCCGCAATAGAGGAGAAATAAATGTCACAGGCAAAAGAAATGACGCCGCATGTTTTCTGGTCATCAGTGAAAACAGCGGCATCAGTAAGATTAATGCAGTTACAGCTTAATAGCTTTATTCAGACATGCTCCCGAAGCGAGCTTCAGGAGGAAGTGTCCAACCTTGCATCTCTTGTGCAAGAGCTAACCGGATGTCCTCTTTGTCCATTGATCGACACTGAGAAATCGGCCAGCCATGCTTGTTGCAGAGGTACAGGTAAACGGCTTCAAAACCGTCAATGCCACTCGGATAACCCTGCTCAGTAGCCAAGTGATCACCAAAGCATTCCAGTGAGTAGTTTAGATCAGCTATAGCTCGCTGAAGTCTGTAGCGCACCTGATAATATTCTCTATTCATAACAATATCCTTTTTGTTGTCGTGGTTATTTAGATTAACCGATTTCTTGTTGTTGGGGAATAACAGGAACCACCTCGCCTGATGTGGTTAAAAGCAGGCTCAATTTCACTTGTGGAGAAACGGCGGTGGGCTATTGCAGTAGCCCACCAGCCATAATCGAGGAACGGATTATGATCTTGGACATCGACGATCTGATTACTGAAATTTTCGACGAATACCCCCAACCACGCCTCATCTGTAACACCCCTGGCGATTACACATCTCGGCTGGTTTCGCAGCTCAACCTTAAACGCACCGCGCGCACCAGAATGCCATCAACTCACTCACCAGCATGTTCCCGCCCTGCTCAGCAGGAGGCGCAGCTTTGAAAAAACTCGCCCAATATCGCTGCAGCAACGGCCCGAACGCCGGTTTCAGCGAAAAGCTCGCATGGCAGCTATCCAAAGGCCCAGCAACGGGTCGTGAGCTGGCGGCGCGCTTTGGTATCACCCTGCGTGAGTTCAACCGTCTGATCAACAGCACGCTTCGACGCGGCGGTGAAACGTTGCAGGTTGAGGCGTCCAAACCGGTCAGCTTGGGTGGCAATGCTACCGACCGCACCTACACGCTGGTCAGGCGTCCACGCCGGGTTGCCCCGCAGGCATTGCCACCAATGGTGATCAACCAGAGCAATGACCGGTCAGAGGAGGCTATCAAGCGCCACCGTGCTGCAGCTAAACGACGTGCCCGACTGATTGCCAGCGGGATTTACATGGAATGTATGGGTTAAGGAGTCTGGAATGAGTGAAGTTAAACGTTATTCCCATAATGGGCTGAGGGGAATGTTGGAGCACAAGGCGGGTCGTTATGTAAGTTATGAACGCTACGCTGCCCTTAATGCAGAACGTGACGTGTTAGCGGCTGAGAATGCGATTCGTGGAGAAATAATTGTTCGCCTGATTGGTCAATACAGTGCGGCGGGTTATCACGCCGTACAGAATTCACTTAATCCAGCACAGTCATTGCTATACGACGCAATGCAGGTGCTGAAACAGCAAGCCACCGACGCCTACCTCAACTCTGTGCGGGCTGAGGCAATTTCCATCGCTCTCGATTCATGCACGGATCACTGCGATACAGATTACGTGATGGATGCATACGACTTCAGCCATGAGATTGCCGAAATGCGTTCTGCTGGCGCCATTGACTTGCGCGATGAACTGGCCGCCTTCGCTAACCAACTCCGCGCCGGTAAGGATGGTGAGTGATGGACGAAACAGCCAAAAAGAAATACCTCGCCAAAATCCAAAAATTGATGCGTCTGGCTGAGAACACCAGCAGCCCTGCAGAAGCCGCCAGTGCCATGTCAAAAGCGCAGGCATTCATGCGGGAGCATGGCCTGAGTGAATCAGAGGTCGTGTTCTCTGAAATCAGCACCAGTGAGAGCAAAAGCTCACCGAGCGATGCTGAGAAGCTGCCCCGCTACATGATCTTTCTGACTCAAACCATCGAAAAGGCGTTCGCTGTTAAGTGCCTTGTAGGTTGGAGAGCAACCTCTGGCTACCGCTACAAACGCGTCGTTAGTTTTTACGGGTTGGATAACCGTGATGTTGCAGCTGCGTACATTTTCGACGTTCTGACACGCCAGATTAAGCAGGCGCGAAAAAAGTTCATCAACGAGCACTGCGAAAGTTGGCTTGCCTCGAAGCGAAAGGCGGCACTGGCTGACCAATTTTGTGAGGGCTGGGCCTCTGGTGCCTATCACGCAGTGAAAGAGCTGGTCATCGATGAAGAGCAGGAGGCCAAAATGATTGCCTACGCGGAGAAACTGAGAGATGAGGGCATGGGTAAAGCCAAGACCCGTAACAGTAAAGACGATGACTGCCCCTCTCATGCTAAATATCTCGGCTACCAAGAAGGTAAGCACGCAAAGGTGTTTCGTGGGGTTGATGGAAGCAGTAATGGCCCTGCGCTAATCGGTATGGCGGAATAATGATGTCCGGTAATGAGGTTTGATTATGTCCAGAATGGTTAGCCTTGAGGATTGGGCTAAAGATGAATTTGGAGAAGAGGCTCCAAGTGTGCGCACTTTGAAGGCGTATGCGAAAGGCAAAATGATGGCTCCACCAGCGGTAAAGGTTGGCCGGAAATGGATGATTGATCGTGAGGCGCGGTTTACCGGAATTCTCGCCGCACCAAAATTAGCACCTACAGCAAACCCAAAATTGAGAAGGATTATCGAGGATGGCTGCAAGACCGCGCACCCATAACATTACAATCCCCAACCTCTATTCAAAGCTGGATAAACGCACTGGTCGTGTGTATTGGCAATATAAGCACCCTATCACTGGCAAATTTCACAGCCTGGGAACTAATGCTGATGAAGCGAAGCAGGTTGCTAATGAAGCCAATGCCATTATTGCAGAACAGCGGACCCGGCAAATACTCAGCGTTAACGAGAAGATCGCAAAAATGCGGGAGTCGCGGGAATTTATCACCGTCACAACTTGGCTTGATCGTGATCTTGAAATACAGCAGGAGCGTCTTGAGTCAGGGGAGATAAAAATAAATTCGGTGAAGCAGAAAAAGAAACCTGTCGAATTGTTACTTCAGAATTGCGGAATGATGTATTTAAAGGACGTTGGGGCGTTAGAGGTCGCGGAGATAGTCGATGCTGTTAAAGCCGAAGGCCATAATCGAATGGCTCAGGTAGTGAGGATGGCGATTATCGATGTATTCAAAGAGGCTCAGCACGCTGGGCACGTTCCCCCCGGCTACAACCCAGCGCAGGCCACTAAACAGCCGCGTAACCGGGTTTTACGTCAGCGTCTGTCACTGGACGAGTGGCAGGCCATATTCAGCGCTGCAGAGGATCACCCGCCCTATCTTCAGTGCGCAATGCTTTTGGCCCTAGTCACTGGCCAACGTATTGGAGATATCTCTAATATGCAATTTTCGGACATCTGGGACGACATGCTGCATGTTATTCAAGAGAAAACCGGGTGCCGTGTTGCCATCCCTTTGAGCTTGAGATGCATGGCAATTGATATCTCACTCAGGGAGGTTGTCGCCAAATGCCGCGATGCGGTTGTGAGTAAATATCTGGTCCATTTCCGTCACTCAACCTCTCAGGCCGTTCGGGGTGATAAGGTTTCTGCCAGCTCTATTACAACGACGTTCAAAAAAGCTCGGAATCACTGTGGACTGACCTGGGCTGAAGGTGCAGCACCCACCTTTCATGAACAGCGTTCGCTATCGGAACGTCTGTATCGTGAACAGGGTTTGAACACTCAAAAGTTACTCGGCCATAAGACTCAGAAAATGACTGATCGCTATAACGATGATCGCGGAAAAGACTGGATTGTGGTTGCTGTGTGA